TACCTTGTTTCCATGCTTGAACTGCAAAGTATAAAGCCATCCACGACTTACCAATTCCTGGATAGGCAAGGAACACTCCTAGTTGCCCTGGCATAATTCCAGATGGAAGATAGTTGTCAAATCCTGGAAGGTTTGTTTTAATTCCTATCTGACCAGTTTCTTTTTGTTTCTGAACCATTTCGTAGTATGCAACTGCAGACTCAAGATCTGTTGCATCAATGTCACGAATTGCAGAAGTATTCTTTTTTAACTCAGATGTTTTTGTAATTAGGTGTTCAAGGGCTTCTCCACCATTACCGCTTTGCACTTCTCCTGCAGCATTACGCAAGATGTCTTTTAGGCTATCGTTAAGATATTCTGTTTGTAATTCTGCTAGATGATGCTTTGTTGCTCCAATACCTGGAACTGGTTCAAAGTCTCTAAACTTTTCTGTAACTAAATCTGCTGGCGGTAGGCATTGATTATTTTCAGAATATAAACGAATAAAATTCCATACGTCGTTGTGGGTTCTTAGTAGTGTCTCAACGTTTGCCTGTAGTAGTACGTGAATTTGTTTGTCTTGTAATACTGCAGAAATTAACTTTGCCTCTGTGTTATTCACTTAACCACTCCTTTGCTAATTTCCTGCGCTCTTCACGTTCTTTTTTATCTTGCTCTACTTCTGCTTTTCCGTTAATAATCTTTTCTGCATTATATGCAAAGTAATTCCATGATGGATCTTGTGCAATGCTAAAGTAATATTCAAGAATATCATAACACTGTGCAATACCATATGACTCTACAAGGGCATCAGCAGCCCACTGCTCAACGTTTAGATTCATGTTAGACTTTTGCTCATACCGTTGCAAGTAAAACTTGTTAAACCTACTGAGCAAAGCCATTCGGTCTTTGCGATCAGCCATTATTCTGAGATTTCAGATTTTGCTTCTTGAATCTTCTCTGTAAGTTTATCTTCTACAAACTTATAGACACGACTAAAAGCCTCATCTACATTTTCGCCTTCACGCTTTGAATCTACAATACCCAAATCAAGGCGTAGTGACTGAAAATTTCCTAGATTAAGTGTATATCCAAGTGTTACAGATACCTTTGTATTATCGTTTTCCATTATCCACCCATTCAATAATTAAATAGATTCACTCCACACTGGAATAAATCGTCCATCTTCTGTCTTCGTATATGTAAGTATACCGTCTCCCATTCGCCTTGTCAACTCTTGGCTTGTAGGAGTCATGTTGTTTGTTATTAATTTATCTTTTCTTGGTTGACCAATGTGTATAGTTGCAAGTATAGCACAAATCTCTTTAACCTGATCTTCTGAGTAATACGCTCTTATTTGAAAACCTGTTTTACCATCAATGCTAGATCCAACTGGTGGAGGAATGACTCCTCGTTTTATTAATCTTGGCATATACTTTCTATGACGATTAACTAACTTAGCAGTCTCTGCAATTGTGTATGCTCTTTTTCTATTTCTTCTAAAGTCAGAACGTAGGCAAGTTTCTAGTCTATCTTTGTTAATATTATAAACAGTTACCATTCCTGTTGATCTAGAACTGTGATGAAGCCTTACTAAGTCTCCATTAAGGAACCATATTTTTTTACCGCCAGAAATTACAGGTTCGCTATTATATGCTTCGCTCTGAATTTTTCCTTTTGCAGTAACCATTTTCCCTCCGCAGATTCGCTAGGTGGATGATAAAATTTTCTATTACCACACTTTATGCAGTATGACTCTAAATGATCAATGTTTGAATGTATTCTATCTACAAACATTTTTCCATTACACCTTTTACACGTCATATTAATTGGGAACTCCAATAGCAATCACATTAACTCCAACTGATGCTATTCCTGAAGCCCCAAACTTTACAATAAAGTCAACTTGAGATGCTGTAATTGATGAGATAACCACTGAAGTATTCGTTCCAGCAGTTGTTCCGCTTGTATTTACAACAGATGCTGTAACGATAGGAGGAAACTTAAAGTTAGAGTAACTAATTGAGTATGACTTTTCTTGGCCAGCAGTGACCGTTTCATTGTTAGCAATCTGCTTAAATTTTCCTACAAACTTAGTGTCTGAAGTCTTAAGACTCTTTTTTTCTGCTCCAACAATATCAACATCTGTATAGTTGTAGGTTGCATCAGATATAGAGGTAGAAAGATCATTTACTGCCTCTACTAACTGATAAATATACGTAACATCAAGAGGTTGACCTCTTTCAGGTAGTGGTACTTTTGCCATTTGTTCCTCCTATTAGATTATACCAAAAATTGCGATCCAGAATCAAAGACTTGCAGTGCTGCCTTTATTTCTTTTTTAGATGACACTAACTGGACCTTTACTCGTACTGTTGTTAGTCCATCCGTTAAAAATGAATATGAATGAACTGATGATGTACCGTGCCAAAAAAATGGATCTCCATCAAAACTTACAAATACATCGTAGGATGGGTGATTGTTTTCATCTCCCCAAACTGCTGTAATTATTTCCTGAGTTATTGATAGTGCCCCGCTTGTTCCAATAACGTTGGAACCATCAGAATTATATATTGGAGACCAATGAGATGTTCTGTTTCTATCTTCAGATATTACTCTATACCTCAAATTATATTTTTCAGTATCGTGATCTACTGGTGGGAGAGAAGATTTTAAAATTCGTAATTTTTTTATATTTGCATCAGCCATTAGGTTACTCCGATAGAGAATCTAAATTCAATATAGTTATTTGTATTAGGAGACTTAATCACAGTTGATGCATCGTTATTTTTAATAATTGAGTATCCTGTTAATCCATATAGTGGATTTACTGTTGCAATATTTTCAAGTCTCATCGCATCTAAGGCGATGTAGTAATCAGAAGATGGTAGAGGTCCTCCACTAACACCAGAATCAATAACACAAGCATAAATCTTGACAACATTAACTGCTTGCCATGTAAAGTTTTGTGTTGTGTATAGTTCTTGTAACTGTTTCTTTACTACAAAATATCTATTTGTTTCAAAATCGTACCCATCAACACCATTTTCAATATCAATCTCAAATCTTGCATAAACTGCTGGCTCGGCAATATCAGTATCTGCAAAATCAATCAATATTCTAATTGTGTCTGGTACAGAAACAGAGTCTCCATCTTTATTAACTAAAGAAAATGCAAACCTTAGTTCATCTGTTGGAGAGTTTCTAGAAAAATCAACATTTGGAGTAGTTAAGTGTATGTGGTTTGATCCAGGTTCAATAACTATATGGTCAACTCCACCAGATCCGCCTCCATCTAAACTTAAATCAGAATCGTCACCTTGAATTAAAATGGTATTATTTAAAAACCTTGCACGTTCATATCTTTCAACACGATTTGTTTTATAAAAAATTGAATTGTCTGCATTTGTTTGAAACACTCCGTCAGTTGCAATTACATTATCATCTTCTGGATCATCTAAAGGAGTTGATATTGTTGGTATTTCAACTGCTGATACAGCAGTATGGTGAACCCATGTTTCATTTTGTGCAAAAGAAAATACTGTCTTACTATCATATGCCCCAGCAGATGGGTTAGACCCTGCTGAATACAACCCCACCTCTGTAATCTCATATCGTTCTTCTGTTGGTAGTTCTGCTGTTAGGACTATCTTATCAATACCGTTTTCATTTATAAAACCTCTAGATGAAATTGGGACTCTAAACATTTCAAAATCAAGATTAGTCTTATTAGCAAAATCGTTTGAAACATCTTCTGTTTGTAATGGTTGTGGTCCACAACCTACTGCAAGGTAAGAAGCATAGGCGGGGGCCTGACCAAGCATATATTTTCCAATAATACTCTTACCAGTATTAGTAATCATGATGTAATTTCTCCAAAGTTCGCTTCATATATTGTACCATTTATCGCTACTTGAACCTCTATCTGTTCATCACTATTCATATTAATAGTCTCAATAATCAAATCACCTGTTGATTCTTCTATATACACATTTAGTCCATTAAGTCCGTTACCCTGCAGTGGAACCTTTTCATCAAACTTAATAGCAAAGTTAGCAAAGTACTTATCTGATGTAGACTGTAGCCCTAGGATGTTGTTTGGATTATATCTTTGTTGTACTAAGCCAAGATTTTTTATTGGACTGTATGAAACTGGCTGACCATTAATAATATCGTTCCTAGATATACTTAATAATTCATGACCACCAATATCTTCAAAAACAAGATCAGTCATTATTTCTATAGACACTGAAGTATCGTCAAATAAGATTGTGTCTATTGGAGCAGTTTTTGTTGGAGGTGGTGGTGTTGTATTAGAAACAGGTAAAAGAGATGATGTAAGTGGAATTGGACTAACATCGCTTACTTCGTTTCTGCTTTTAGATAAATCTGTCACATTACTTTCTAGTGTAGTATCTTGCTTTGATGGTGCTGCAGCCCTATATAGATTTTGACTTTCCCACTGCTGATTTGTTATTGTATTTCCAGCAGTATCTTTCATGCCTTTAAATGTCCATGTCCAAGGCTGATCTGGCTTGCCATTATCATCAAATATATGATTAACAACAGTGCCAGACATTGGACCACTCGCAAATGGTGATTGTTGAACAACTTCTGCCATATTACACCTCACTCAAATAAATAGCCATAGATGGACCTTCAAGAGATCTTGAATACTCTATATTATATATTACAAACCTTGATGATTCTGATGTAACAAGATCAAGTCCAGCAGAATCTTTATAGTTTACAGTTACAATATCTCCAAGTTGTAATGTTGGAATACTAAAAATATTTATACCTATTGATTTTTTAGGAATCATAACTTTATTTATGATCCACCTCATCATCTCTTCTGCATCATCTTGTGTTTGTATATATGTACTATCAATACTAAATTCATTTTTACCATAGGTTAATCTACTAAGTTTAATTTCATCATACTTTGATTTTTCAACCAATGGAGAATAGGTTAATGTACTTCCAACAAGTTCTGGATCTGATAGATTGCCACGTTTTTTGAAAAACTCATCAACAGTTATTTCGTGGGTAGTATCTTGTGTAAAGGTTATGCCTTGAATTCTTAAAAAGTTTCCAGTTGTTTCATCTAAACTTAATGCCTTGTCGGTTGAATTAAATATTAAGAACTCTGCACCATAGGAGTCTGCATAAAATCCAGACGTAGTATATCCCTTTATATTGTTAAAGGTTGGAGAAAGTTTTGCATATAGTGCTGGATATGCACGATCATACTTAATATTAAAATATGAACACTCACGCATAATTGTTCCAAATTCTTCAAAATACATATTATATTTTGGAGGTTGTTGTGCGCTAATTCCAGATAAGTATGTTGACTGGACCACACCACTCATTGCATATTTTCTAAAAGATTCTGTAACATCAACAGAACTATCACTAAAAACTTGACCTAATGATTCATTTACTGTAAATACTGTATTTTGGCTATAGTTTTCTGATAAAGCATATAAATTTTCAAACATACATCGTGAAGAACCACGAACAAATAATGCCATATTGTTGTATGTTGGTAGGGGATCTGTATCGTCTACAACCTTAATTAATTGGTTATTGATGTATAGATAGAATCTTCTAGTACTTCCTATATCAATATACTCAACAGATAGATCATATACCGTTGAATTTTCTTCTCCAGAAATTCTTTGTTGCCCAGTAAAATTTCCATCATCAACTAATATTTTTGCTAACCCGCCCCAAAGTTTTACTGGAATTGCTTCGTCTGTTGATGAATTCTTTTTTATTTTATAAAATACAACATTATTTATTGATATTTCTGCTTTATTATTTTCATCAATGTTTAGGTATGAGTTTATGTTGTCTTCAGTTAATGCAATAATTTCAAAATAATATCCATTATTTGTTTCTGGATTAAGTAAAACCGCTAAACCTCCAGAGCCTCCACCTATACTTACATTTTGATCTGGTTGGCTTCCACTGATCTGATAATATGAAATGCTTCCACTTGGTGTCTGTGTTCTTGATGTATTATTTTCTATTTTACCAATAACCCTCATTCTTGTTCCAAAGTGTTTATAGGCACTATTTAAATTTTTATAAATATAAGAAATAAAGTTTAATGGTTTTTCAGTTGTTTTAAAAGATGGACCATTAAAAACTAATGCCGATGACTGAATGGTTCCAGACTGGGTTGACAATAAAGAATTAACATCTGTCTCTGTTAGATATGATGTTGCCATAAAGTTTTTAATAATGCCGTTTCTTGCTGATTGCCTTGCAGTAGCATTATTTATTCCTGCTGATCCAACAACGGTGCTTGGTAAATTAATATCTTCATCTAATTGAGTTGTAAAAAGATATTGCGTTTGCATATCTAGTCCACGAACATGGTCATTGCTTGTCCAGTAATCATTTATTCCAGAGTAATGGTCCGTTATCTGTGTTCCAAATTGACCACGGCCATGATCAACAACAGGTCCATTCTGTAACCTTGTGATTCCATCAACAGTCTCATAATATGGTGTTGCATAAATCCTAACAAGTCCAGTTGGATAAATTTTTCCATTAAATGGCAATGATGCAAAATACTTCTGATACTCCTGATTGCTGCTAATCCAAACATTTCCAGTTCCAGTAATGGAAAACTCTGCTGCATCATATCTTATAACTTCCCCATTTGAGTAAAAATATCCATTGTATCTTGTTAGCCAATAAATGTTTTCTCCAAGATCTATAATATTATTTACTAAAACATTACCAACAACCGATGGTGCTGTTCCCAGTAAGTTTGAGTTTAGTGGCATTGCACCAAGAACATAACTTCCGTTTTTTGATGCTAACTCATTAACTGTCTTTGTTGATTCGCTTCCAGATACTTCCCATAGCAGAGATGGCTTATATATCCATGTCTTTCCTTGATCCGTCATAGTTGATTGCCTTATTGAACCGTAAGACCTTTGAATATATCTTGTTGTATAATTAATCTTACCATCATTATAAATCTTCTTATCCTGTGAAGCAATAGATAGAATATTAGGAAGTTTTCCAGATGAAGAATTTTCAACTACACCAGTATCTGATTGATTATTTGATCCAGATAGAACAAAGTCTGTAGGTCTTTGTGACTCTGTTGGCATTAAATAGTCTTTACTCATTACTACAAAATTATTATATTCATCAAAAAACATTGATGTTTGGGTAGATACTGCTAATTGATTTAAAACCTCTGCTACATTTTGATCTGGTGGTATAAAGAAAAATGGAATTATTGGATCATTTTCATTAGCCACTCTTTTAAATGTATAGTTACTAAATCCAATATAGTCAAGTAGTAGGGATATCGCATAACTTAATGATGTTTGTGTTGTTAATAATCTTGGTGCTGGCATTGACTCTAAGAAAAAGAAAAAGTCTCTCAACTCTAAAGAAAGTGTTGCTGCAGTAACATCTGCTTGTGGAAATCCTTCTGAGTATAAAGTTTTAATTGGAACAGAGTATTCATCTCCCTCAACATCAAGAATAGACTCATAAAACATAAACTTTATATTTTTTCTAATATAGTTTGCAATAATGCTAGATGAATTATTTTCATTAAATGCCTGATCATCATCAAATAAAGATAAAGATCCAGTAGATGCTAGTAACTGTCCGACTGGTAAAGATGTTATGCCAATATCAGAAAGCATTTTTTTAATACTGTAATCAATTACCTTGTCTGAAATGTTAACAACAAGTCTTGGGGACATCTCAATTAAATCAAATGTAGAATCAAACTTATTCATTGTTTCTGCAACAACCCTAATTCCACGTATATAGGCAAACTCTCTATAAGTAGTTGAGTTATTCGCATCGTTAGTAAACAGTTCTGGATTAGTTAAATCTGTTACCAATTTTGTTGATCTATTTAATACCCCAGAAGAAAGAATCCATCCATACTCTGGAATAAAAGAATCATACTCTTCTGCTGTAGAGTTCCATATATATAAGATACCACGCTCATTTTCATTTTCAACTACCAGATATCCATATCCATTACCAGACAAATCTGGTAGCAATGATGCAGAAGATAATTTTTCTGCAAAAACAAAAGTTTGACTGTATGCACTTGGAACCTTTAAACCATACTCTAACTCCACATACCCATCTTCTGGAATAATTGGAAACCCATTATCTCTTACAGAGTTTTCATCAAAAGAATATGCATCTACCCAGTTATCTTCATTTAAATACTGGATTTTCCATCTAACTGGTGTTGTTTTATTTGTAGTTCCATACAGGGGGTCTGAAAATGTTCCTGAATTATTTATAAATGTTCCTAAGTTTACAGTTCCAATATTAGTTTGCATTTTTACGATAAGTCTATTTGCTGGAACCTTTTCTTTATATACAACAAATGGTACTGCATCATCTATATAGTTAAGTCCATTGGAGATATTCTTTGCAATACCACGCTCAACATTGTTTTCTGTTCTAAATGATGACCAATACTTAAATTCATCATATCTAGATGGCATATAATATCTTGGTCTTTGTGTCATAGATGCACCAGAGTTTGCAAGATATCTATTATTAAAGTATGAGGCTTTATTGATTCCTGAGCGTGGTCTAAAAGGCTTAATACAATCTTCTAAAGAATAGATCAGTTTCATTTTTTCTTTAGTTGATGTAAATAATTGTGGAACCCCAGTATCTGTAAAGCCTCCATCTATAACTATATCTGCATCTGTTGCGCCAGTATAGTAATTACCAACATCTAATGGATCAAATGTAAGTGGTAAAGTTCTAAACTGAACATCTGAACCAGTTGGTCTGTATCTATAATTACCAAGTTTAAATATATTATCTGGCATATTCATATTCCACTCAGCCAATACCAATGACTGAAGATGTATTGTTGAAGATGTTTCTAAGTGTGTCTTTAATGTTTCATTTACAAACATTTAGACCTCTTCCAGCGTTACCGAAATATTCCAGAGGTCGTGATTTGTACCGCCACGCTTTACAACCGAATAAGAAAAATCAGCAATGTACACTTGCATAATTTGATTGTATTGTGCAAGATGTCCAAAAGATGCATCTGTAGTTTCTCCATTAACTGGGAAATTTGTATATTTGTCGTATGCTAAAAACATCCAAAACGGTCCTGTGTGATTTTCATACCAATTAAGAAGTTCTACTCCTCCAGCACCACCATCTGATGTGAACTCTCCAGTTGCATTTTTATATGGAGAAAGACCGTCTTCATCAAACCCTGCAGTCTGATAATAACCTCTTGATGGTAAGTTGTTCCAAGAAACAGACATTGTTAGTTTATCTGCAATGTGGTAGGACCTCATGCGTCCATTAATAGTTCTTTGACGTTGTTCTATTCTTGTAGGAGTAAAATTTAGTTCCCCACGATTATGGTCAGATAAAACTATAAACTGATCAACTAGGTCTGCATCTGTAGATTCATCATAATTGCCCTGTAGTTCATAGCCAGTTGGTAGGTATACCCCATTAACGAGTGTGCCAGGGTTCTCAGACCATAATAAGGCCTGGGGGCGCTGATACCTACGTCTACCTGTTAAATACGCTGCTGTAGCCATTTAAGCCCGTTGACTCCTAATTCTCTGTGCATCAACATTTTTAATTTGTGTCATAACTTCCCTTGCAATATCTTGAGAGTTTAGGTTAGTTCCACTAACATTGATGCCTACACTATAATTATACACTGAACTAGAGTTATTATTTATAGAATTTGAATTTGAGATATTTGAAGGAGCAATGATATTTGTTGAAGGGGTTTGATATGTTGGAGCACTCATACCCTTGCTTAACATTGATGGAAACTTTGATCCATTAAGTGCTGCCAACATTGGTCCAAAGGTTTTTGTGGCACTTTTATTCATTACAAACTCTCCAGGAGTTAGCATTGCTGGAACTGTATCTGTACCACGAGAATAGCCTCCAGCAGCAAAATACTTAGGCATAACCATTCCGCCAGAAGATAACATTTGCATAAATGAATCACCACCAGTACCAGAAGAGGCTAGTAAATTATTTATTCCTGTTGTAATATCATAAGATTGATTTGCATCTGCAAGCCTAGCATCCGCTTCTGCTTTCTTTCTAAGCAACTCATCAAACTTCCACCACTCACCCTTGTTTGCTGCTTCATCAAACGCATTTGCTGCATCTTCTGCTGCCCGTAGTGCTGCATCTACTGCTTGTGCTGATGCTATTACTGCATCCAACGCTGCAATTGATTCTGGTGTATCTGCTGGTGCAATGTATCTATCTTCAATTCCACCTGATAAGGCTCTTGAAGCAGGAGATCCTAATGTTGACATTGCTGCTGCAATTGCTTTTACGATATCAAGCATACTCATTAATTCATCTTTTGAATCTCGCAGTGCTTGCTTGTATGCATCAAGTTTAAGGATTACTTTTTCCCATTCTAATTTTTGCAAATTAATTGGTGCAAGTTGTGCATCTAAGGCTTTTTGATTTGCATCAAGTTGGTCTTGTAATTGTTTTAAGGTTTTTTGCCTACTTGCAAGTTCATTTTTTCTAATAAGGTCAATTTTTTCTTCAATGTCTTTAATATCAAGAAGTTTTGCCTCTCTTAACTCTGTTATGTTATAAATTCTATCTTCAATTGTCAAAATTTCTTGTTGTGTTATTTTTCTTTGTTGCTCCAGTGCAAATGTTTGCTGTTCAATTCTAAATTGCTCTGCCTGAATCTGTTCTTTAGTCAATT